ATTCTCCTAAATTATGTCTTTTTTTTAAAGCCCTGCCAGGCGCTTGATATCGATAACGTTATCACGTTGATCCATATCAACTTCTTGATGCTTGGCAGATTTATCACCAGTAACTTCTTTTACACTTTCACGTAGAATAGGTTTTGTAGACTTCTTCTCTGTGCCATTGTTCAAGACGGCTGGTAGATACTTATCGAAAGTGTTTTGCAACTTTGGTGTTTGCACACTTTCTAGTAGGCTCTTCATTATTGAGGCCTTCTCATCGTTTAATGGAGCAAGTAAATCACTCATCATTTTTTCACGTTGATTAGACTCTTTAATGACACGAACCTCACGTTCTTTTGACTCTACTAATTTCTTAGTATTGTCGATTACTTTGCGTGATTCAGCTAGTTGTTGATCCTTTTCTTCTAATGCTTGCACTAGTTTACGTGTTTCAGCTTTATCATTTAAATGAGTAACTGAAAACTCGCTAGCGTAGCTTTCAAAGATACGGCGACCAAAGTTGTTTTCTTTTGCAACTTTAATGTCTTCTTTCAACTGGCTTAATTCACCCTTGAGATGTTTAGTTACGACTTGATTCATTCTAGATGCAGATTCAGCAACAAAACGTGCTTTCAATGCTTCTAATTGTGAACGTCCTTCAGCAACTAACTTAACCTTCGCTTCTACAACTGCTTGTTTATCTTGTGAGAATTCTTTAATTTCTCTTGCTAAAGCATGAACAACGAATTGTTCTAACTTTTGCTGATTTTCTAGTTGTATTTTGCGTTCGCTACGTAGTTCTTTGATTTCTTCGGCTAGTTTAGTAACCATAAAATCATTGAATTTTGTTGCGTGTTCACGTAATTGTTGTTTAGCCAATACGCGGTCTTCGTTCATTGCTTGTCTCTCAGTCTGAAATTCTTCAATTTCAGTTGTTAGACCTTCTGTAACCATTTTATCAAGGGCTTCTACCATCACGTTTCTGTCATGTTCATAACGTTGTGCGAATTCTTCGTGTAATTCTGCACGAACTTGTTGGCGAGCTTCATTTAATTTAGATTCCCATGCTTCATTTAACTGAGCACCGACATCTTCATTAATAAGACCACTGTCAAGTAATGGCTTGATAGCATCAAACATGCTTATTCCCCTTTGTTAATTTTGAGATCCTTGATAAGGCGCATTACTTCCTCTTTCAAGTATTTCTCTACTTTCTTGTCACCTCTTGCGTCTTTTGCAATATCCAACAATTTATGACCATGCTTCATATTCATCATGCCTTCATATATTGCTTTAGGATACGCATTAGGTGCGCTAGGTTGTGCGACAATATCCACAGTGACGATTTCAAAGTCACTAACTTTGCCATCATAGTCATTCACGTTTCCGCTACCACGACTAGATACGCCGAGTTTCACACCACTCTCTAGCATAGTCTCTACGAGCTTGCCCATTGGAGTTGGTAAAATCTTTAATTTGCCGAAGCCATTAGCTCCGTCCATCCACATACTAGTAATCATATGTGATACACGGTCTAAATTAATCTTCAAATCATCTGGGTGATCTACTTCACCTAATACTGAATAACCTTCTTGAATCTGTTTATTCAATGTATCAACTGCGCTCTCAATTTCAGAAACAGGGTAAACACGCTCATTAGCGTTTTTTACCCCACCCTGAATGAGGATCCCTTTCATATAAAGGGACTTCAATGCGCCTTCACCTGAACTCTCAACGACCATGCTAGCACGGTCGAATGTCAGATGCTCTTTGAGATACAAAGCCATTCTCTCAGATTCCTTTAGATGCGTCTTTTAGCTGTACGTGATTCAGCTACTGGACTACGAACTTTACCTGCTTCGTCTTTAGTTACTGGCTTAGGTGTAGATTCACCTTTTTCACTAAAGTTATTTTGTGCTGGACTATTCTTAAATGATCCTGCACCTTTTACACTTGACTCACCTTTGCTGTATGCATTAGATGGTCCTTTTGGGCCTGTTGGGTTAGATTCTGTACCACCAGAGAAATTAACTGGCTTAGAA